CAGTATGAGCCACCGCATTCATCACACCAAAGTCCATGCAATTATGTACGTGCCATAGATGACGAAGGCCACCATACAGGCCGCCGCAATGAATGCTTCAGCCCAGTCCCACATGATTAGGCAGGCTCAACCCAGTTAGGGTCGTTAGGCCAAGTGATTGTCCAAGGGAAACCTGCTTGACCTGTGATGTCACGCAGTGCTTGGCGGTATGTAGCCCATGCAGTTTTATCCGCAGTGCTGTCGGCAATCTGTGTCCAGTCGCTGTCCTTGAGCAGTTGGGTACGCTGGTTGCGTACAGATGCGGCTTGCTCTGCGTCCTTCATTGCCTTGTATGCAGTTTCCTGCTCGGCGGCTGTCTGGGCAGGCTGATCGCCTTCGGCTGCGCGGTCTGTGAACACTGGGCCAAGGATGTGCTTTGTGTACCACTTGCCGTCAAGCTGCTCCACGCCAGAGCGTTGGCTGTACTGATATACCGTACCGCCTGTAGCCTGTGGGCCTTCAAACACAATGTCACCAGCGGGGTCGCTGATGTAGCTGTTAAGCCACTCTTGTGTTACTGGACGGGGTGGCAAGTTCTGAGCGAAGCGAGTACGGAACTCACTCTCATACATAACTTCACCTGTTGAACGTAAACGAATTTCCATGATGTGCTCCTTTTAAGCAATTGCGAGAAAGATGTAAGTGTCACCAGAAAAATTAAGTCCTGCTGGTGCGGCGGCTGTAACTTTAAAACCTGTAGTGTCAGTGTCAATAAAATTTGTATTGTTGACTTCAACAGAAGTTGAATTTATAAATAAATACGGATCATCACCCGATGTAATTCCACGGGCTGAATCATATACGTACCAATTGCCAACATCACTTGCATTTTTGATGAGCACAAACCTTGCGCCTGATGTAAAACCACAGTTGATGGTTTGTAATGCGCCCGTGCCTGTATAGCTTCCCACTTTAGAAACCCCTGCACAAGTTGCAAATAAATAGGCAACATAATTAACACCACTGCCGCTAGTAAATGCTTGTCCACCAACAGAAAATACAGTAGATGTAGGGGTTGTATTGTTCCACATAAAACTATTGGTGCTTGGTGCGCCTGTGTCGTTTAACAATAAATATTTTGTTGCCCCAACGCTAGATGAATACACAGTCCAATATCCCGTGTTAGTTCTTCCTTTGACAATAATTAGTTCCGGAACAACACCTAAATTATGCGTAACAGTACCAGCGCCCGCACCTGTATAGCAAACCTCATCAAAAAACGATGGTGCACGTTTAAACATCCAATAAATGTCAGGCTCACCTGTGTTAGTTATTCCATCAAAAAACTGCGTATTAGAATCTAACCTAGACGTAGATGGCCCGTAAGTTGAATTGTTTGTTGCTTCCGTATTGGTGCTAGTTGTCAACAATAAATTAGTAGCGCCACGCAAACGATCACTTGTAATAAAGTTAACACCCCAGCCACTACGCTGACCAAACCATGCTGAATCAACAGGGAACCCTGCCGTTACCGGAAATGGTCGTGAGCCGGGATTGACTTGAGCCACAGGACTAAACACACTTGTCCCCACAGTTGGGGTCTTCATTGGGCCACGGCGGATGGCTACGTAAATGTAGGTTGAGCCTCCAGCGTTTAAATTTGAACCTGTAGATGTAATGGTAAAACCAGTTGCAGTGGGGTTGCACTGCAAGCCCGCATCAGCTTCAGCACCAGATGTGTTTGCAAAAGTCCAATTAACCCCTGTTAATGACATGCCACGCATTGTGTCCATTATTGGCCACCCGTTAAAAGCACTTCCAGTTACGCGTTTGGCTAAAATCCACTGAGGTTCATAGCCTAATGTGACACTTAAAGGTGAACCTGTGCCGGTGTAAGACCCGCACGAAATTACATTGTCTGTACCAGTTAGGCCAAAGCCTCCTGCGTTGTGGGCGAATAGGTAGGCAACGTAGGTTGCGCCGTTGGTATTTACTGACGACCCGTTTCCAACAGAAAAAACTGATGATGTCGGTTCAGTATCATTCCACGCATATGCGCCAGTTGATGCATCAGCAACAGCCGCAAGTTCTAAAAATTTAGTTGCACCTAAAGACCTATGATAGACATACCATTGTGTTCCAAGGTCTAATCGTTTAACAATAATACAACCGGGAACAGAGCCAAGATTGTGTGCAACAGTTCTACCAGAAGTACCATTTCCTGTATAAGTCACAATATCAAAGAACTTTGGTTGCTTGCGGAATGTCCATGAGACGTAGGTGACCCCATTTGAGTTTTCGTTATAGACATTATCCCCAAAACCAAAGCCGTTTGAATTAAACGAATTAACACCAGCCGTAGCACCGCCAGCATATTCAGCATCCGTACCATTTGTTGTCAGCGCATCACCCACGCCTCTAGCCGTGTCGTAAACCCAATTACTAAAAGCAGAACTTCGTGCTTTACCCCATACCATCCCACCTTTACCCGCCAAATCAATGCCATTATTAATCGTAGGGCCTGATGGGTATCCGACACCATTGCCTGTATAAAGGTATGTGCTAAACACTTCTTCAATGTAGTTAGGCGGGGCAGGCCACGTACCGGCTTTCTGAGCTTGCTGTTGTTGGTCAAGCGTCCAGATACCAGAAGCCGCCGATGATGTTGGCGCTACTGGAGACTTTGTGATGAAGCCGCCGGTGTACTTTGTACTCATGTTTTGTCCTTATGCTATGGCAAGGAAAATGTAGGTTCCGCCGCTTGCGTTGATGCCGGTTGCTGTAGACACGATTTGGAATCCAGTGGCGGTTGTAAAAACACTGTTAGCGTTAACTTCGGCGGTTGTGGAGTTAAGAAAAAATGACGGGTCAGTACCAGATACCATGCCACGGGCAGTGTCCCAAATATACCAGTCGCCTGTATTATTAGTGCGTTTAATTAGAACCCAACGTGCGCCACCTGTGAACCCACAGTCAATGGTTTGAGTTGCGCCTGTGCCTGTGTAGCTTCCTACTTTAGATACGCCGGGGCAGGTTGCAAAAAGATAGGCCACATAAGTAAAGCCATTAGCGTTTACATTACCGGCACTGCTTAAACCAAATACGCTAGATGTTGGGGCGGTATTCCACAATGCACTAGACGTTTTTGTCTGATTAGTATTAAGAACTAAAAATTCGGTTAGGGTTAGTGCGTTTGAATACACATACCAATCGTCAAAATTATTTCTCATTTTTATAATCATTAACTCAGGCACTGCCGCTAAATTATGATTTACTGTTCTAGCTATAGAATTACCTGTATAGCAAACCTCATCAAAAAACGATGGTGCTCTTCTAAGCGCATACAAAACTTTTGAAAATCCGCTGGCGTTGATATAAGAATTTACTGTTGCCCCAACAGATATTCCGTCTTGAATCATTGTTACTGGTTCAGTTCCAGAAGTTTCGTTTGATGTACTTGGAGTCAAAAGACGAACAGTGGTTCCCCGTAACTTGTCATATATTTCGGGGCCATTGTTATCGCCAGCCGCACTACCACCACGGGAATAACTGAGTTCAAAATCAGGCGGGAATCCAAATCCTGAGAATGTTCTGGCAACGCCTGTACCAGTGTATGTAGTTGGGTAAAACACACTTGTACTTAAAGTCGGCACGCGCATCGGGCCTCTGCGAATTGCTATGTAGATAATATTAGAAGTGCCGCCAAAAAATCCGTTTTCGGCTGTAAAGCCAGTTGCGGTTGGTTTAAAGTATGATGTTCCGTAAGAAAATTCAGCGCCACTACTATTAGCCAATAATGCGGTTGTATCTGTGTAAGTAAATCCTCGCATAATGTCAAACATAAACCAAGCACCCCCGGGGGTAACCCTTCTTACCAGCAACCACTGAGGCTCATAACCAAGATTTACATTTACAGGGCTTCCCGGTACTGTTGTATAAGAACCGCAAGTTATTACATTATCTGTACCAGTTAAACCAAAGCCTCCTGCGTTGTGGGCGAACAAGTAGGCAACGTAGGTTTCACCAGAAGCATTACAAGCATTTGCATCAGACTGAATAGCTGCTTTTAATGTGAAATCGCTTGCTGTCGGTGCAAACCGAAGAAATGTTAAGTTTGGCGATGATGAATAAGCTGCATCTCTTAAATCGTCCGTGGTTTCTAAAAGTCCAACCTTTGCCGTTACCCCATCATAACGATGCCAGACTTGCCAACCCGATCCCGCGCCGCTAATCAGCTTAACAAGTATAAACCCCGGTTCCGAACCGAGATTATGCGCTACGGTTCTACCGGAAACTCCGTCACCTGTATAAGTCACAATATCAAAGAACTTTGGTTGCTCTCTAAATGTCCATGAAACAATACCTTCGCCGCTACCATTTATATTTCCATTGCCGCCAACGGTGTAGCCATTGCTGTTAAATGCAGTAATAGTATTTACGTTTGTTACTTCAGCATCTGTTGTATTGGACAACAAGTATTTTTGAACGCCACGCACAGTATCTTGAAGATAATGTCCTGTACCGGCACTAGGTCTATCTTTTTGCCATACCAGTCCACCTTTGCCCGACAAGTTAATGCCGTTGGTAATGGTCAATGACGCACCCGTGCCTGTGTACAAGTAAGTCGAAAAAACGTCTTCAATAAAATTAGGAGGCGGAGGACTAGGCCACAGTCCAGCCGCTTGCAACTGCATCTGTTGTTCTAATGTCCATGCGCCAGACGCAGTGCCTGATTCACCACCCGTAGTCGTAGGCGGCGTTGCGGAAATGACCGCGCCTTTGTAGCGATTTGACATCTTTTACCCCTAAAACTAGGAAATTACCTCATATGAGATGCTGTATGTAATACCGCTGGCTGTGCCGGAGGTCACCACAATCGAGTGGTCTTCCATCAGGTATATAGCAGTGGTTTTATCAGTCACGATCAACGAAGCATCAGCAGGGACAGACACTGTAGACACAACTGGGTAAGCCGTACCGCCAGAAGGTGCATTGTTGGGAAGTTGACCGCCGTTAGAGTAGATAGACACTGTAGCGTCAACTGCCGCAGAGCCATTAACGTTAGCCGCAACGATCTGGTTGATCTTTAGAACCTGATTACTAGAAGCAGCATTTCTAATTAACACAAGTGCAGTGGTTCCGCCGGGTGTTAGGTAAGAGGTTGTGCCGGAAGCTGTGGTCGCGGCAAGAAGGTTCGGGTTACTCATATTAGTTCCTTAGAAGCCAAAGATAAAGGAGATCATTGTTGCTCTGGCTTGCGATACGCCAGAAGCTGCGGGTGCTTGGAAAGTAGGTAACGCTCCCGCGCCATTACTTGTCAAAACGTGTGTCGCTGTACCGGGGCCAGCCGATGCCTGAAATGCGCCGGTACTTGTAGTGCCTGAGAACACTACACTGTACGCAGTTGTTGTAGAAAGACCTGTACCGCCCTGATCCGCACCAAGCGTTCCAGTAGACACCAAGTTCTTAGTGCCGTTGGTAAATACAGGCTTGCTGGCTGTCAGGGAGGAGTCAATGAGGTCATTAGCCGTCAGCGTTGTACCATCAAAGGTCAGGTTAGCAGAACCACCAAATGAGCCAGAACTATTGAACTGAACCTGTGTGTTAGAGCCACCAGCAGAGCCGCCGCCCACATTCACAAAGTCAGAGCCGTTCCAAGCAATGATTGCCCGTGTACCAGCCGCCACCGTTACGCCTGTTGTTGGGGATGAAGGGCCACCACGTACCGTGACTGCAAAACCGCCTGTCGTATCGTTAATGACAACGTAGGTCTTACTCTGCTTGGGTGTGTTAATGAAGCGTAATGCAGTACGTGCGCCTGTACACAGAAGAACCGCATACTGAGAGCTATTGGCTGTTAGTCCTGTACTTG